GTAATTTAAAGGCTCCACAGCCTGAAGGTGGGGCTAGGAAGAAGTCATTCTGCGCTCGTATGTCCGGTATGCCGGGTCCAATGAAAGACGAAAAAGGTCGCCCTACTCGTAAGGCAGCTAGTTTAAAGAGATGGGCATGTAAATGATATTAGACGACCAAACAAGACTAGAGCTAATACAGCTTTTAAAACAAGCGGTTGCTGAAGCGGTTGAAAACCATCCTTTATCTGATGATGAAATACGCTGGGTTAGATTAGCAATACAATCAGAAGTTGAAAGAGCGGATTTACGTAAAGCAATTATTCAGAAGTCTCTGGCTGGTTTAGTTTGGATGGCTATTTGCGGTGCCGGTATTTTAATGTGGAGCGGTCTTAAGGACTTTATAAAATAATGCCAAGTGTATCTAAAAAGCAACATAACTTAATGGAAGCCGTGGCACATAGTTCTGCTTTTGCTAAAAAAGTTGGAATTAAACAATCAGTTGGTAAGGATTTTGCTGCTGCTGATAAAGGTAAAAAGTTTGGTTTAGGTGGTAATGTAGGCATAACTCGTGGTGGTAAGGGTCAAATTGGTAAACAAGCAACTCGTGCGGGTAGTATTTTTGGTGAACAAAAAGAAGTTCCAAACGTAAACTTAAATAAGTATGTTGGTAAAAAAGAAGGTGGAAAAGTTATGAAGCATGATGATGAAGCACAAGATAAAAAATTGATCGCTAAAATGATCAAAGCATCTGAGAAAAAAGAACCTAAAGGTATGAAAAAGGGCGGGTCTGTAAAGCCTTCTAAAATGGGTTCTGTAAAGACAAGTCCAGCACGGGATGGCGTTGCCGAGCGTGGGCATACTAAAGGTCGTGTTTGTTAATTTAAAGGAGTATTACCATGGCAGCAGAAAAAATGGGTCCAGCATCAATGAATGCAGACGTAGAAAAATTTCCACAATTTGAAGCTCACGATGTGGCTATGAAAAAACATAGCGCTGGTCATCAAGCTCACCACGAAATGATTGCTGAACACAAAGCTGGTCATATGGCTCATCATGAAGCCGTTGCTAAAATGTGTAGTGGCGGTATGGGTAAGCATAAGTAATGAAAGCCTCTAGGGGTATGGGCGCAGTTAGCCCATCAAAGGTTCCCAAAGGTTCCCAATCTGCCGTGTTAAAAAAAGGCGGTGAGGTTTGGGATAAACCCCGTCCAAAAGGGCTTGGTAAACCAAAAGAAATGTCGGCTTCTAAAAAGTCTAGTGCAAAAGCTATGGCTAAAGCAGCTGGTAGGCCCTATCCAAATTTGGTGGACAATATGAGAGCGGCAAAGAAAAAATGAAAAAACATATAGTTAAAGCTTTGCAGTGGGCGCTTACTAAGTTTGCCCCAGAACCAGAAGAAATTACGGCATGGCCTTTCCCTGTGGTTAGTAAAGATTTTGAGCCACGCCCAGTAAAAAAGCCTACTCTAAAGAAAGCCACCACACGGACTAAAAAACCTGCTGTGGTTGCTAAAACTGCTCGTACAAAAAAGGCTAAGTAATGTCTACAGAATTAACTACTGGCTTAACAACGTTTAATTTAGATATGAACGACCTCGTTGAAGAAGCGTTTGAGCGTTGTGGCGCCGAGCTTCGTAGTGGTTATGACTTTAAGACTGCCCGCCGGTCAATGAACATTCTAACGATTGAATGGGCAAACCGTGGCATTAATATGTGGACTATTGAGCAGGGTGTAATTAACTTAGTTCAGGGGCAAAATACATATGCGCTACCAACAGATACAATCGACTTGCTTGAACATCAAATTCGTACTAATGCAAATCAACAATCAAATCAAACAGATATCACCATTAGCCGTATCAGTGTATCTACCTACTCTACTATTCCAAATAAACTAAGCCAAAGCCGACCTATTCAAGTTTGGATTCAGCGGATGACTGGACAATCTAATAATTCTACGTATACTTTGGCTTCTACAATTAGTCCAACAGCTACATCAATAGACCTTAGCAGCACAACTAATTTGGCAGCGGCTGGATTTATTCAGATTGATAACGAAATCATCTTATACGGCTCTATAACAGGCAACACGCTTAATTCTTGCTTCCGGGGTCAGTACAACACAGTCGCTGATACGCACACCTCTGGAGCTGCTGTATACGTTCAAAACCTGCCTGCTATTACAGTATGGCCTACCCCAGACCAAGGCACAGCAGCACAGCCTTACTACCAATTCGTTTACTGGCGTATGCGCCGGATTCAAGATGCTGGTAATGGTGTGAACATCCAAGATATACCTTTTCGGTTTATTCCGCCTATGGTGGCTGGACTAGCTTACTATTTGAGCATGAAGATTCAAGGTATTGACCCTAATCGTGTGATGGCTTTAAAAGCGGACTATGAGCAACAATTTGACTTAGCAGCACAGGAAGATAGAGAAAAGGCACCGATAAGGTTTATACCTCGTCAAACGTTCTTAGGATTTAGATAATGACGACAATGTTTTCGTCTGGTCGGTTTGCGATTGCCGAGTGCGATCGGTGTGGGTTTCGTTATAAATTAACTGCCCTTAAAAATCTGACTATTAAGACTAAAAATGTCAGCATTAAAGTATGCCCAGAGTGTTGGGAACCTGACCAACCTCAGTTACAATTAGGTATGTATCCGGTGAATGACCCACAGGCTGTACGGGAACCGAGGCGGGATAATAGTTACTATATGTCTGGCAATAATGGGCTGGATATAAATGTGAATGGTGGCTCTACTGAAAGTGGGTACGGTACACCAGCAGGAGGTAGTAGGTTAGTGCAATGGGGCTGGTACCCAGTAGGTCAAAAATATGATTATGGTGAAACCCCAAACTATTTAGTAGGGGTTGGACAAGTTGGAACAGTAACAATTAATTAGGAGTAGGAAAATGGCAAGAGGCGACGGTATTGCAAAAAAAGGTCATACTAAAGGTAAAAATTTAGGCGATTCAGGTCCAGACGTAAAAACAATGTCAGCTAAGAAAAGTCTTGGTGTGTCTAACGACGAACGTAAAGCTGATGGTATGAACCGTGCTAAGCTAGCTAACCAGTTTGGCTCTATCGGTTTAAAAGGTAAAGGAATGTAATCATGGTTGCTCAAGTTAAGCCTACAAAAAAGAATAGCCCTACTGTTAAAGTAGGTAGTAATAAAAACATTTTGCCTGCTGAAAAGTATGCGATGCCCCATAATATGAGTGGTAACCCAGTTGGTAACCAAAATGTCGAACTTAAGCAAGACCCAAATGCTTTAGCAGCTAATAAAATGACTCGTTTAACTGGTGCTGGTCGTGTAAGCATGGGTGATCCAGCTGCAAATGCTACTAAAACTGATGGTATTAAACAACGTGGCTTTGGTGCTGCAACTAAAGGCTACACCTCAAGAGGCCCATTAGCATAATGGATTACGAGAATTTATACAATACGATCCAAGCATACGCTGAGAATACTGAGCAGTTGTTTGTAGCAAATATTCCTGTCTTTGTACAGGAAGCTGAAACTCGTATTTATAATTCTGTAAACCTGCCATCGTTACGCAAAAACGTTACTGGTACCCTAACTAGTGGTAATCCCTATGTTGCACTGCCTAATGATTGGTTAGCTAACTACTCTTTAGCTGTTATTGATAGCACAGTTACCCCCAATACTTATAATTATCTGCTAAATAAAGACGTTAGTTATATGCGTGAAGCGTATCCAGTAGCAGCTTCTAGTGGCTTGCCTAAGTACTATAGTCTATTCGGTTCCCAGTATACTAATATTAATGAGTTAACTTACCTTGTTGCCCCTACCCCTGACTTGAATTACGCCGTGGAAATGCACTATTTTTATTACCCGCCAACCATTGTTCAGGGTCAAGTTTCTAATTTAGGTGCTATTACAGCTGGCTCGCTATATACCAATGGGGTATACCAGAATGTAGCTTTAACTGGTGGGTCTGGCGCAAATGCTACAGCAGATATTGTTATTGTAGGTGGCGTTGTAACTAATGTTACTCTTCGGTTTGGTGGTAACTTTTATGTTACTGGTGATGTGTTATCTTGCGCTTCATTAGGGCCTACGGGTAGTGGGTTCTCTATTCCAGTAACTTCTATATCTAATTCTACTGGTACAAGTTGGTTAGGTGATAACTACGACCCAGTTCTATTCTATGGTTCTATGCGTGAAGCTATGTTATTTATGAAACAAGAAGCTGATTTGGTAGGGTACTATGAAACTAAGTACCAAGAAGCATTAAAAGAACTAGCACGCCTTAGCGACGGTATGGAGCGTGGTGATTTCTACAGAGATGGGCAGCTTAAACTTAACGTTGGTGGTAGAGGCTCATAATGTCTATTGCTCAAGGCCAATGCACAATTTTTTACCAAAACTTGCTTAGCGGGTTAGAAAACTTTAATACTGGTACCCCATATACTTATAAAATAGCCCTTTATAATGGTACGGCTAATATCAATAATACAACCCTAACTTATACAACAGCAGGAGAAATTACTGGTACTGGCTATACAGCTGGGGGTAAAACACTGACTATTTCTCAAATTCCTACGTCTAGCTTTAATAATAGTGTGGCATATATTAATTTTGCTAATGTAACCTGGAACCCAGCATCCTTTACTGCTAGGGCAGCTTTAATCTATAATAGCAATACTAATGCAGCAGTAGCAGTCTTGGATTTTGGTTCAGATAAAACAAATACGGCGGCAGGTACTTTTACTATTACTTTCCCAACACCAACGGCGACCTCCGCCATTATTAGACTTACGAATTAGGAGCAATTATGAGTTCTGAAATTACAAAAATGGGCGATAGCTTCGGAGCTAGTGCTTCTTATGGTGGCGGTGCCGCTGAAACTGTTGGACTTGAAGGTACTTATGTAGCCACTTGTTTTGATGCTAATGGCGTTGAGAAGTGGTCTGATACCTTTGAAAACCTAACAACTAACGTTGGTCGTCAAAATTTATTAAATTCGTACTTCGCTAATACAGGCGGCGGTGCGATTGTCATGGGTTTAGGCGGAGCTAATGGATCAAGTACGTTTACCCCTGCTTATACAGACACACAAAGCTCGCATGCTGGTTGGTATGAAGTTGGTGGTACTAATGCTCCTACTTACTCAGGCACACGCAAGACCCCAGCTTTCTCAGCCGCAACAAGTGCTAACCCTTCCGTTCTGTCAACCAGCGCTGCAGTGGTGTTTAGCATGACTGGCTCTGGAACTGTATATGGCGCATTTATTAACGTAGGTGGTTCTACAGCGATTGATAACACCACAGGCGCTTTATTTAGTATTGGCGCATTTACTGCCGGTTCTAAGACTGTAACTTCTGGCGACACCATCAACGTAACTTATACACTCAGCGCTGCTGGCTAAGGAGCCGTAAATGGCTTTAGTACTAGCGGATAGAGTTCAAGAAACAACAACAACCACCGGGACAGGTTCAGTTACTCTCGGTGGTGCAGTCACGGGCTATCAATCCTTTGCTGTAATAGGTAATACCAATACAACTTTCTACTGTATCGCCGACCAAGGTGGTGCAAATTGGGAGGTTGGTATTGGCACGTACAGCACTACTGGCCCTACTCTTGCTAGGACTACTGTTCTTGCTTCTTCTAATAGCGGTAGTTTGGTTAACTTTACTGCTGGTGTCAAAACTGTCTTTGTTACTTACCCCTCTGAAAAGTCTGTTAATTTAGATTCAAGCGGTAACGTATCTGCGCTGGGCACAATCGCTTCTGGTGTTTGGAATGGCACTGCAGTTACTACAACTTACGGCGGTACTGGCCTTGCTTCTTATACTGCTGGTGACTTGCCTTACTATGCTACTGGCACTACTCTTTCTAAACTGGGTATTGGTACCAACGGGTATATCCTTACATCAAACGGTACGGCTCCAAGTTGGGCGCTAAATACAGCAGCTACGGCAGACCAAGCGTACTTCTTATCTTTTATGATGGGCTAACATGACAACATATTCAAACACTTCGTATGCGGTAAAGAACGTTAGCACGTCTGGTTCTACTGCTATTTCTTCTATTGCTTCTGGTACTGTTGCAGTATCTAGCTTGATTCTTTCTAACACTAGCACAGCCCCAATTACTGTTAATGCTTACATTACTCGTAGTTCAGTGAACTATTATTTGGTTTATCAAGCGACTGTACCTGTTGGTGGCTCATTAGAAGTTATTCAAGGCAACCGTGTTGTTATGATTGCATCTGATTCTTTAACTGTTACATCTGGCACAGCCACTTCTTGTGACTGCTGGATTTCTGCTTTAACGGCGGTTTAATATGGCGTTTATTGGAAATTCTATACAGACCCAAGGATTTACACCTGCTGTTGATTATTTCAGCGGTAATGGTTCGACTGTAACTTTTACTTTATCCCGCCCTGTTGCTGCTGCAGTACAGGTAGAAGCGGTTATTGATAACGTAGTACA